CTTTAGAGTTCAACGTGATGCTGACTACGAGCCGATGTATCCAATGTTAATTAAGGGCGAATATAAGAAGCCAAAACGCGTTGAGTTTGAAATTAAAGAATAGGTGAAGCAATGGAATTCCGACAAGTTGTTAAGAACCATTGCGACATTTCACCAGTTACTAACTTTCTTGATGTGAATCATGCTAAGGCAGCGAGTGAAGGGAAGCCGTTAGTAGTCACTATTAAGCCGGATGACTTCAATAGATCCAAAGCGCAAAACAGACTTTATTGGGACTGGCTGACTACTTGGGCAAAACATCAAGGCACTACCAAAGATTATGAGCACTTATTCTTTAAGTACACATTACTTTCAGTAATTTTCTATCGTGATGGTGTTGGTGATTATCGCAAGACGTTTGATACAGTGAAAGCCCTGAAGGTTGAGAAGCATCCTTTGTATGAACAAGTGCGTGATGGTGTTGCGATGCTAACAAGCACAAGAGACGCAAGTACAGCGCAATTCACTGAATACCTAAACGACATTCACGCCTTCTGCAATAAAAACGGGTGTTATTTGGAAACACCCGATGATCTTAAGTATGTGTTGGAATAGTTAAGCAGCTAAGATATATTGTTTTTTCTTTAACCATAAAAAAGAAGATTTGTCGTGGACAAAGAGAATCCAATAAACCAAACTAATCTAGCGATTGCTGCTTTAACTGCAAGCTTTGCAAATGCAATGAATAAAATTGACCCTCAGTTCTCAACTTTGTTCTTAGAAGAAATTGAGAATAGATATCATGAACTACGTGAGACGGAGTTGGTGCACGTTGAGGCAATGGAGACATTGACCTGGACACGAGAGTTTATTCAAAACAAGTAATAAGAGCCCTCTTCGGAGGGTTTTTTAATGGGTGAGATTTATGAAAAGACCTTATCCGCCTGAACAAGATAGTCCTTATGCAGATAATGAAGACCTAATTGATAGTGGTGGTCTATTACATTTTGAACCTGCAAATAATGATTTGTGGCCTTGGATTGAAGAAACCTTTCTTTGTGATTGGGGCAAACTTCACAATCCAGATCATGAACACCTTCTAAGCTTTCAGCCCCCTGAGATTTCATTCTTATGGGCCTATGCTAAATGTGAGGCGAAAGATAAGCGTGTATTTGGTCAAACCGAGAAAGTGATGATCAATGTTGGTGGTTGGCGTAAACAACGTCAGGAACTGCAATTGATTAATTGGTTTGGCGATATTCCTAAATACATAATTACTCTAGATGCTCGTGTATGTCAGGTCATGACTGATACAGACTTTTGTGCACTTGTAGAGCATGAGCTTTACCACATTGGACATAAGAAGAATAAAGATTCAGGCGAGTTTGAATATACATCTGTAGGTGAACCTAGATTGTATTTACGTGGGCATGATGTCGAAGAGTTCCATGGTGTTGTTCAACGTTATGGCGCATCAGAAGAAGTCCAGAAAATGGTTAATCTAGCGAATGAAGGTCCAACTATATCTAGAGCCAACATTGCTCATGCATGTGGTACATGTTTATTAAAACTTGCGTAGGAGAAGTCTTTACGTAGCTATACAAAGGGGTGGTTATGGCAAAACTCACTGAACCTATGAAAATCTTTATAGTTCAAAGTCTTGCTTGTTTTGAAACACCTCAACAAGTCGCTGACGCTGTAAAGAATAACTTCAAGGTTGAAATCGAAAGAATGCAATGCGCAAATTACGATCCAACCAAACCAACCGGTGAGAAAATGAGTCAAAAATTAAAAGACTTGTTTTACAGAACCCGTGAAGAATTTAAATCCAATATCTATGACATTCCTTTAGCCAATAAAGCTGTCCGGCTCAATGAACTTCAAAAAATGTACGAAGACTGGGGGAAAAACAAAATCATGAAGCAAGGCATCATCAAACAGATAAGAGATGAAATGCATGGCCATGATTTACAGCTATTGGATCTAGAATTAAAGAAATTAGAAATTCAGCGGTTGAGAGATGGCGAAGATGGTGCTGGTGATGATCCAACTCCTGTAAATGTCACTATTCATGTTGTAGATGCGAGTAAAAAAGATGCCGAACATCAATCCAACACTGAATGTACCTCAGGCTAACTTTCTCCAATTACCAAATAAGTTTAGAGCTTTTGTTGCAGGGTTTGGTTCAGGTAAAACTTGGGTTGGGTGTTCAAGTCTTTGTGATAAGTCTTGGTCTTTCCCTAAAGTTCCATTGGGCTATTTCGCTCCAACCTATCCTCAGATTAGAGATATCTTCTTTCCTACGATTGATGAAGTTGCTTTCGATTGGGGATTAAAGACAAAGATCTATGAATCTAACAAAGAAGTTGATCTTTACTATGGCCGCCAATATCGAAGCACAATTATTTGCCGATCAATGGAAAAGCCCAACACTATTGTGGGTTTTAAGATTGGTCATGCTCTGATTGATGAGCTTGATGTGATGACTAAGGTCAAGGCTCAACAAGCTTGGCGCAAGATCATTGCTCGTATGCGATATAAACAAGCTGGTTTGTTGAACGGTATTGATGTTGCAACAACGCCAGAGGGCTTTAAATTCACTCATGAACAGTTTGTTAAGGAAGCAAACCTAAGTGATGCTAAACGTGCTCTGTATGGAATGATTCAGGCATCTACTTATGACAATGAAGCCAATCTTCCTGATGACTACATTGCATCATTGTTTGAGTCTTACCCACCTCAATTGATTTCAGCCTACTTAAAAGGGCAGTTTGTTAATTTAACGAGCGGAGCAGTTTATCCAGACTTCGACCGCACATTAAACCATACAGATGAAGAAATTAGACCTAATGAAGCCTTGCTTATTGGTATGGACTTCAACGTCTTGAAGATGGCTGCTGTGGTTTATGTCATTCGAGATGGCAAGCCAAGAGCTTTAGATGAGTTGGTAGGTGTACGTGATACGCCAACAATGGCCGATCTATTAATTGAAAAGTTCTCAAACCATGAGATGACAATTATCCCTGATGCTGCAGGTCAAGCCACTTCATCAAAAAAGAGTAGCGAGTCAGATCATGCAATCTTGAGACAGAAAGGTTTAAGGGTAGAAGTCAACTCAACAAACCCGAACATTAAAGACCGAATTAATGCGGTAAATGCTCTGATCTTAAATGGCAATGGTGAGCGAACACTCTTAGTCAACACAAATAAATGCCCAAGACTCACAGAGACTTTTGAGCAACAAGTTTATGACGATTTTGGAATGCCAGATAAGAAATCAGGCTTGGACCATGTCGGAGATGCTGGCGGATATCCTCTCGCCAAACGTTTTCCGATTATTCGTCCTGCAAGATCACTAGATATAGGAATGGTTTACTAATGCCAGTTAATACTGAACATCAAGCTTATGCAGACATGAAAAAGCGTTGGAAAACTATCGACGATGTCTGTGATGGTTCCACCAAAGTTAAAGATCGTGGGGAACTTTATTTACCTAAACCCAATGTATCGTCTGACTTAACGCAGAATGATCAATATTATTTGGCTTACTTAACCCGTGCTGTGTTCTATGAGATTTCTAAGGACACTTTAAACAAAATGGTAGGCGTAGTATTTGCTGAGGATCCAACTTTCGAACCAGATGGAATGGATTTTCTTAAATACGATGCTGATGGGACAGGTAAGTCAATTTATCAAGTTGCCCAGTCTTCAGTTCAAGGTCTGCTAAAGCATGCACGTGGTGGTTTATTTGTTGATTATCCAACTACTAATGGCAATGTGTCTGTGCAGCAGGCAGAAATCTTAGGTATTCGACCAACAATCGTATTTTATGAATCGCTGAGTATTATCAACTGGAGTCTAAAGCGAGTTGGTTCTGTCTATAAGCCTGATCTAATTGTCTTGCATGAGAAATCTACAGAAAAAGATCCAGAGGACGAGTTCTCTAAGAAGGAGATAAATACTTATCGGGTACTTCGCCTTGATGAAAAGAATGAATACTACGTACAGATTTATACTGATCAATCAGGTGAACTAAAGGGTGGGAATATCTTCTATCCAACGAATTCATTAGGCCAAAGATGGAATGAAATTCCTTTTATTCCTTTGGGGGCTTTGGCTAATGATTGGAATATTGATCCAATCCCATTAGAACCGATTGTCACGATGAACTTGGCCCACTATCAGAACAGCGCAAGCTATGAAGAAATGGTTTTCATTTGTGGTCAAGCCCAACCAGTTATTAATGAACTTGATGAAGGTTGGCGCGACTGGTTGCAGAAAAATGGTGTTCGCTTAGGTTCTAAGAATCCTTTAATGCTTCCGAAAGGATCATCATTTGATTACAAGCAAGTAACTGAAAGCACCTTAGCGAAACAGGCTATGGATGCTAAAGAAAAGTACATGCAGGCTATGGGCGCTAAGATTCTTGAGACTGAACAAGTCAACAAGACAGCTACCCAATCTAACAATGAAAAGCTAGCTCAGTTCAGTGTTCTTTCTTTGTGTGTGGCTAACACTAATGAGGCGATGGAATACGCGCTTAAATGGTGTGCCGCATATTACGGAAGCGGATCTAAAGCGAAACTCACAATTAAGCAAGATTTTGCAAAAGGTAAGATTGAGCTTGATACGCTTAAGTTCTATTGGGAAATGGTGCTTGCTAATCGCATGAGTATGGAAACCTTCCATGAGTTGCTAACTACTGGGAAAGTTCCAGAAATTAGCTATGAAGACGAGCAAACACGTATCGAAAGCGAGTCAGTCAATAGACCTATGGTGGTTTAATTCTCAGGAGTGACAAATGAACGTCCAATTGTCACAACAAGCTCTACTTGATGCTCTAGTATCACATCAAGCATATCTTTATCGGCTCTCATCTACTGAAATCAATAATCTCCTAACACAATTTGATTCGCTCTCTAGTGAGATGCTTTCAAAGTTAAGAGATTTGTTAGATGACTTGAGTGACGCTGAAAAGACTGCATTGATGACAGGGCAATACACAACACCTGCTTTGAAAGAAGTTAGAACATTGGTTCAGACTTGGCAGGCAAGCGTAGCGTCAGGATTGCTTGAGAGCTTCACTGTAAGCGCAACAGCGTTGGCAGTATACGAAGCTACATATCAGGCTAAAACTCTCGCTAATCGCAAAATAGAACCAAATGGAAAGACGCTATTCAACAAGGCAAAGAAAACGCCTTTAAGCGGTGGTGTGCTGCTTGATTACCTATTCGAGAAGATCGCAGACGATGCAAAAGTTCGGGTAGAGCAAACAATTCGAGACGGCTTATCTAAAGGTCAGACTAATCAGCAGATTGTTCAGCGAATTAAAGGCAAGAAGGCGCTCAATTACCAAGATGGCTTGCTTGATCAAAGTAGAAACCAGATTTCTACAATGGTTCGCACAGCTCGAAGTCATGTATCAAATGTGGCCTTAAATGAAACATACACCGCCATTGGTGTTGAGTATGTAAAGTTCATTGCAACGCTTGATAGCCGCACTTCTAAGATTTGTATGGGTTACTCAGATAAGGTTTACAAGAAAGATGAGCCACATCCGGTGCCGCCACTTCACCCAAACTGTCGATCAATCTTAATTCCTGTTTCTGATGACTCAGGAAAAACGATTGGTATGCGTCCATTCAACAATAAGGTAAATGGCGAAGGTGAAATAGGTGTTGTGGATTCAAATACAACTTTCAAAGGTTGGTTTGATAAACAGGATGCTGCTTTTCAGAAGTCTTGGCTTGGAACTGCAAGATACAAACTATTTAAGGAGGGGAAATACTCCCTAGATAAGTTTGTAGACCCTTTAACGGGACAGCCATTCACGCTCGCTGAACTCAAAAAGCTTGATGAAGAAATGTTTAAGAGGTTGGGATTATGAAGCAGATAACTATGACTGAGGCACAGTACATCCTTAGTACAAACCTTATTTTATTGCCTTTTGTTCGAAAGATAGTTCCAAGATATATGGCGTTTTTTGGTTATAGCTTTAAACAACCTAAAGCATTTATCCAGCATTAAATCTAATTCAAACCTTAGCACCTTCGGGTGCTTTTTTATTGCCCGCAGTTAGTGACTGCAAAACCGCTCAGGGAGCAAAACATGAAATACAAACTCGATAGCCTAGAGGGCTTATCAGATGAAATGAAAGCACTTTATGAAGAAAAAGATGGTGCATTTTATTTAAAAATTGAAGGTCTGCCGCAGCAAGATAATTCAGAACTTGATGGACTGAAGAAAAAAGTTGAAGAGCTTCTAGGTGAAAAGAAAACAGCTCAGCAAAAGCAGCGTGAAGCCGAAGAAGCAGCACGGAAAGAAGCCGAAGAAGCTGCTCGAAAGAAAGGTGACGTTGCTGCATTAGAGGCATCATGGCAAGCCAAGCTTGAACAAGCAGAAGCAAAACATGCGGAAGCTACCAAAGCATTGCAAGACCAAGTCTACAAGTTAACTGTCGGGCAAACAGCACAATCATTAGCAAGTGAGCTTTCTATCAAAGGCTCGGAGGCAGTATTGCTTCCACACATTACAAACCGTCTTCAGGTTGAAACTGATGAAAACGGTGAGGTCAAAGTACGTGTACTAGATTCGCAGGGCAAACCTAGTGCTTTGAGTATTGATGACCTCAAAAAAGAGTTCCGCGGCAATGTGGCATTCAAGCCATTAATTGTTGCTTCAAATGCGTCAGGAAGTGGGGCTTCTGGCGGTGGTTCAGGTGGTGGAGCTGCCAAGAAACCAAGTGAAATGACCACGCAAGAGCGTTTGGACTTCCAAAAGAATGACCCTCAAGGGTTCCAAGCAGCAGTAGCGAATGGTGACTTTAATAATTAATTATTGGGAGTAACTCCATGCCTTCTTTAGTAGAAGTATTTAATCGTGACGTAGTTTTATCTTATCTACGTCCAAATCCTGTGGCAGTTTCGCCACTAGTTCAATCAGGTGCATTCGTATCTGATGATCGTTTACGTCCATTGTTAACAGGTGGTTCTTCAACATTTGTTGTTCCATATATTAACGGTGTGGATGGGAATGTAGAACAGAACTATGGCAACACTATTCTGACCGATATTGCAATGCCACGCACAATTGATGCTGGTGAAATGCAAGGACGTGTCGCATTCATGAACGAAGGCTTTGTTGAGTCAGTTCTTGCACAATATTTGACTAAAGTTAATTCTTTAGAACTTATTGGTGGAATGCTTAATAAATATTGGCAGCAAGCAGCAGAAAATCGTGCTTTAGCAACAGTTATTGGTCTACGTAATTATGACCAAGCAAACGGCAAGAAACTTACAACTGACATTTCAGCTTCAACAGCTACAGATGCTTCCCGTTGGTCAGTGGATGCCTACATTGATGCAGAAAGCACAATGAATTCAGCTTTGCGTGGCCGTGGTGTGATGTTTGTGCATTCACGAATTGCAGCAAAGATGCGTAAACAACAGCTTTTAGAACATGTAACCACCAGCGCTAACTTGCCACCAATTACCGTTTACAACGGCCGTGCCGTAATTGAAACAGATACCAATACCCAAATTGGTACTGGTGCCAATGCGAAATTTATTACCATTCTGGCAGGTCCACGAGCATTTGCTTATGACTCTGTGCCAGGGCGCAAAGATCTCGCAGTTGAAGAAACTCAATCAACTGGTAATGGTGCAGGCCATGAAATCCTTTGGACTCGCCGAAATATGCTAATCCATCCTCAAGGGTTTAGTTTCATTGCGCCTGCAAATACTTTGACTGGCGGTACTGATCGAGAGTCTCTAAGTGCATCTTGGGCTGACTTGCAGAAGGCAGAAAACTGGGAACTTAAAACAGCAGTGGAAGACACGTCAATCCGCTTCCTAATTACTAACCTTTAAGGAGAGCAGTCATGGCTGATAAGAAACCAGACTACAAATACCAATACCCAACTGACCGTCGATATGCTGATGATGCAACTGACACATTAGCAGCAGGCACCATGTTTGACCCTGCCAAAACAGCAGGTGACTATGGCATTAAGGACCCGCAAGTAGCAGTACCTTTGCCAGAAGAACCTACTAATGGTGGTGGTAGCGCTTAACTAAAGCAGGGCGGCTTTTGGGCCGTCCTTCTTAATTAGATTTTTAGGATTAAGCTATGAACTATGTAACGGTCGAAAGTGTGACTCAAAAGCTAGGGCCTGACTGGTGGGGAACTGGTGATCCAGTTATTGCTGTAATGCAGGCTAATGCGTGGCTTAATGCTAGAAATTTACCAGATTATCCAGACGGTAAAGTGCCTGATGCAATCCTTACAGCAGGTGCTTATCTGGCAAAGCTTGCAGCAGTGGGGCAACTTTACACAACCAAAGAAGGTGTAGTGGCATCTAAAACCGTCTCTGCTCAATCAGGCACATCAGTAAGCAAGACCTATGTAGCCGGCAAAGAAGAATCAGTCAGCGGTGATATGCAATTCATCCTTGACCTACTTGAGCCCTTCTTTAGCGAGAAGTATCACATCAACACATATGTCATTACGGAGTAAGTCATGGGAATGCGTGATGAGATTCAGCAAGAACTGGCTGCCGCATTTAATGCTGAGGATGAGCTTGCAGATGCTGTAGACACTTTTACCTGCACTCGCAAGAAATTAACTCGATCTAATCCTGCAACTGGTGAGGATACTTACACCGAATATGTATATAGCGGCAGAGGCGTTCTATTTGGCTCATATTTAAAAGATTTAGTGAAGCCTATAGATTACCGAGCCACAGACTCTAAAGCCGTGCTGCTGCAAAATGAAGTGAAGGATGTAGCGGGTACTTTAGTTGAGCCAGATGTTAATGACATTTGGGTGATTGAAGGCGGTAATTATCGGGTTGTTAGCTACGGTAAAGACTCAGCGGACGCCACTTGGATTGCTCAATTGAGGAAGGTGTGAAATGTTCCATAGTGTAGGTGACGGTAAAGGTAATCGTCGTATTTATGTGAATGGTAATCTCATCAACCATGTAGTGTGGGCTAATGAGGACCAAGGCTTGATCTGTTATTTGCCTTACCCATTTAAGATTAATAAGCGCAAAGGTGAAGTTTATACAAGGCTGTTGCGTGGCAATGTGCGAGTGGAGATGATCAATGGGCTGGACAAGCAAACCGAGTACCTTCACTAAAACGATTGAAGCCGACCTTACTAAAAAACAGAAAGATATTGTGATCGATGTGTTGCAGGGTGTAGTTCTTCAAAGCCCAGTTGATACAGGGGCTTTTAGAGCATCACACAGGGTCAGCATTAATCAAACTGACCAATCATTTAATGAAACAGAGAAAGATAAAAGCGGTGGCTCAACCATTAGTAAAGGTACTAGTGCTTTATCTCGTCTTATTCCTTTTTCAATCGTTTACATCCAAACGAATGCACCTTATGCAACTAAAATTGAGTATGGCGACTTCACTGACAAACCAGAAACACCAAAGACAACAGGTGGCTATTCAAGACAAGCACCTCAAGGTGTCTACGGGTTAACCTTCAACTATATTGCTCAAAAATACGGTGGTTAAAATGGCAATGACTTTAGATCAAGCACGACAAGCCATTATCACTAGAGCAATGGCATTTACTGGAATTGAGCAGACCCGAATTAAATATCCTAATAAAGACTTTACGGTCCCGGTTGATGGACTTTGGTGTGACATTAATGTTTTGTGGGGTAGGTCTTCTATAGTTGGTATAGGTGATAATCCTTGTATCCGTCGGACAGGTATAATTTCCATTAATTGTATGGCTAGATTAAATACACATGAAGTTGCAATCACTAAGCTTGCAGATGCTTGGTTGGCTCATTTTGAATACTTTAAGATCGGACAGCTGGAAACCCTTCAAGGTCAAGTGCAGAACCTCGGCAGTAACGGGGATTTTGTTCAATATAATATTACGATCGGATACAGAGTGAATTGATATGTCTTGTTATTAGGCCAATACCTTGATTTGTTGTATAATATTTGCAAGTCTTCTAATTACATTCAGGGGTGGAAATGCAAGCAAAAGCCTATGAAAGTCTGGAAGGAGCTCATGATGAAAAGACACAAAAATTTATTGATATAGCCAATAAAATACACTCTGGAAAGTATTCATATTCAAATGCAATCTACAAGAAAGCAAAGTTAAAACTGCTAGTTACATGTAAAGAGCATGGTGATTTCGAAGTTTCCCCAGACAATCATAAAAGAGGACGTGGTTGCCCTAAATGTAGATATATTTCTGTAAGTGAAAAAAAGAAAAAACCACCAAAGGATTTAATATCAGACTTTGTTGCCGTTCATGGTGAAAAGTACATATATCCAGAACCAAAAGCGCGGTACGGCACGAAGGTAAAAATCATCTGCAAAGAGCATGGTGATTTTTTGCAAGATGTTACAGCCCATAGAAGTGGACAGGGTTGTCCGAAGTGCGGGTTA